TCAGGTGTATTCCGGGCCGACGCCGCTGCCCCAGAGGATGACCGACAGGGCCATCATCGCCACCAGCACCACCAGTCCTACCGCCAGCACGGAGCTGGAGAACAGGAAACCTTCATCCTTGGGAATGTTCATGAAGGTCGGGATGCCGACGTAGAGCAGGTAGACGGTGTAGCAGATCGCGGCCGTGCCGATGATCATGCCCAGCCACAGGTGTGGATAGAGAGCCGCCAGGCCGCCGATGAACAGCGGAGTCGCGGTGTACGCAGCAAAGACGATGCATTGGGTCAGCGATGGCGACGCGTCGTACGTACGAGCCATCCAGTGGATGAAGGCGCCCATCACGGCGACGCCGGCGAGCATGGCGATGTAAGTCATGATGGTCAGCTGGATCGCGCTGGCGGCCGTCAGCTTGACCGGTCCCGCATTACCCAATACCCAGCCAACCTGCGTGGTGCCGATGTAGGCGGAAATGACCGGGATGGCAGCGAGGATCAGGACGTGGGTCAGGTACATGTGGCTGATGGATTCTTCCTCGCCGCGGATGTCCTGCCATTCCTGATCGGGATGGGTGAAGAGCCCCCACACATGATGGATCATGTCAGCATTCTCCTCTTCTTATAGAAGGCCGCCCCCCAGCGAGGCGCCGAGTACGCGTAGCCAGCGTCATCCGGTGCCCAGCCGACCTATGCGACCTTAAGTCGCAGTATAGGAATGGCTGCAAGCCACGTCGTCCGTGGGTTTAGAGCAAATGGAAGTTTCACGGGCGGCTGTAATAGCGCTCCAGTATTTCCATCGCCTTGTTGATCGACTGCAATCGAGTGGTGCTGCCGCCTCTGTCGGGATGGTGCAGGCTCACCAGTTGGCGGTATCGCAGCTTGATCAGCGCGTAATCCACCGGGCCGTCCTCCAGCTCGAAGAGTGCCAATGCCGCGGCTTTTTCCTCGTTGCCCTGCATACGTGTCCAGAAGCTTTCCAGCAACTTCTCCACATCGTGCTCGGTGGTTTCCTTCAGGTGCTTCTCATCCAGGTAGTAGGCGCGTAGTGCGTCCCGCTCGGCGAGGGCCTGTGCGCCATTCATAAAAGGAGAGAGACGAATCTGCAGCGGCCCGATCTCCAGGTGCGCGGCGCCCTCCGCCCAGAGCTGGTCGCGCAGGCGATACAACGCGTTGAACACCAGAAAGTGGGTGCGGAACAGCACCAGCTTGTCGGTCAGCGGCAGGTTGGGCACGTGAGTGGAGTGCCGAGCCTTCAATTGCTGGATCAGCTGGAATTCGGAGATTCCTTCATGCGCTTCCCGTAGCAACTGCAGAAGCTGGTCAGTCAGTTCGAGGGAAGGATCGAGATCGCGCGTCATGCTGTCAGATTAGCAGCAGCCCGATAGAGGGGCTGGGGTACGCGTCGCTTTGCGCGTAGAAAAGCTAGACAGGCTTTTTGAGTGGATAGCGTTGGAAAGCTCCGGATAGATTAGGAACGGAGGGGGCTTTCATGGAGCTCGAGTTGGTTTGCTTTGGATAGCACTGATCAGCAATTTCGACACTTTTTCGACACCTGTATGCTGTCAAAGGTCAGTTGAATTCAAACGAAAAAATGCGGAATAAATTTCACTGATTAGTGGTTGGTTATATTTATTTTTATATAAGGATAGATGATGCTGATGTGCTGGGCTGTGATTGGGTGGCAATGCTTTGGAGTGTAATGAGTTAAGCTTGTTTAAGTTTATTGGATTAATTAAAAGTAAACTTGTGGTCATTCAGGTGAGGAGAATTTTGAGTCTGAAAGGTGATCTACCATGGAGTATCTTGTAAGGTTGCTAAGCTCTCCAAGTGTCAAGTCATCTGTCGTTCGGCCAATGATTCCTAGTTCAGAGATGGTAATACCCTGTGCAAGGCATGTGTCTGCGATAGAAGGAAGAGGCTCTTGATCTCCATTCTTTTTTCTCTCGAAAAGCTCCTGTTTCATGCGGGTTTCTAAAGACTCTGAAGAAACGCCGGAGTTTGTTACTACTGTGATTTCCAAGAGGTAGGGAGGCGGCATCAGGCCAAGCGAGCCATCATACGGGTCTTCGCTATCGTGAGAGATGTTAAAATATATACCATGTAGCGAGTCTGCATCGGCCGTTAGCTTACTGTTTATGTATTTTTTCAATCGACCCTTTTCGAGGGCGGTATTAAATTCATCTGGTAAGGTTACTCGGGTATAGCTGCGGGCCAGCCATCCTGAAAACTTGTCCAGCCATTGCTTTTTCATGATGTCTGGATCGTGAAGGTCGCATGAGTCACGAATAGATGCTATAGGAGATGTGGAAGCTAATATCCTGCGATCTAGCCAATATCGTTGTAATATATTGACCTCGAGGAGTATTGTTTCTTGATCTTGAGTGATTGACTCTAGGTGTAGAATGCGAGGGTGATCACCTTTCGTATACGCGTTATTACAATTATCCAGACGTTTTGCGCCGACCAGCTCGAAAACAGGAATATTTGTCAAACTGAAGTTGTAGAGATTGCATGTCTGAGAGGCGACCACTAGGAACTCAATGCCTTCCGGCAGCTCCAGATAGGAACTGAGCTCGGCGGCCGAGATCACTGATCCCTGCCACCATCCATTGTTCCGGATAGCTTCAACTAAACCTTCATCCGACATCTGATGCCCTGTCAATATCAGAAAGGTGAGCCATTCTTATCTTTGCCTTAGATGGCTTGCTTGGAGCCCCAAGCTTGGGGGCAAGCGCAGCGATTTTAGCAGAGGCATCTTCTAGCACGCCAGTCCTATCTGTCGAGTCTTCGGCCAATACTTGGCGTAAAGACTTTCCGTTGATTGGTATGTTCCAGACTGTTTTTAGGCGCGACAAGTTGATGTTGGAGTGCCTTTCGGAGATCTCCGTAAGTATATCAATCTTCTGAGAAGAAGCAGGTCTTGGCTCTGATCCGTCAATCCAGTCATAGATTGTTTTTCTTGTAACTCCTAGAATGTCGGACATTTGCGTTATTGATATTCCGAAGGAGCTCTGAAGTAGTGATAGTTTTTCTGATGTTGTTGTCGGTGAGGCTATTACGGATGTGGATTCTATTGGGGTTTCTTTAAATTCTATTTTTGATGTTTCAAATACTACATCATTTATGAGGACTCGAATTCTCCCGCCATTAAACGGCCTTGCCCCTGTGCTGATGTTTTGATGCCCAGTATTGAAAATGATTGTTGCTGTAGCCGGCGGCTTTTTATTTGGAAACTTTCTGCCACTGGCGCCAGAGGTAAATAGGCTTTTGCTATCTATGATATAGGGTGGTGCGCTGTAGGCTTGGGAGTTGGTTCCGTAATAATCCATTACTGCTCTCCTTTCCAGACTTTAAATGCATGCTCTGAGCAGACTTCAGGGTGCCTGAAGAATGCATTGTTCACATCATGAAGATATTTCAGCTTTTCTAGAATATCTTCGCGCTTAATTCTGGACGGAGTCGGAGGGGTAAATATTGCGTCCATGTCAAGTGTAAGCTGATTTTCCTGAAGAACCTCAATTTGAAGTTGTCTATATGGAGCGCTATCCATCATGGAGACACTGATAACATCCTGAGGAAGATTTGGAGTGCCGGGCATGCTCAATATATTAACTCGCAAGCGAGTTGTTTCGCTTATCAGGTAGTCGGCTACTGATTGTCCGCCGATTGATTTGTGGTCACTTGTAGTTGCTGGTAGGAATTTTTTGTTTATATATTGCTCTATATCTTCGTTGTTTTTTGGTTTTATGTGGTCAATATATCTAACGCCCATGTTTATGACGTCAATAAAGCCCATATGTTGAAGCAAGGTTGAAATTGATCTATCAAATCTCTCCGAAAAGTCGGAAAAGCGAGAGTATTTATATGAGTGGATCAACATCTGGTCAGAAGAAAACTGAATAGAGAAGCTGTGGTCAGCAGCTATCAGCACCCAAGACTGACGTGGAGTTCCCAGCGGTTGCCCATCTGGTCCCAACTGCTCCAATTGAATCTCGCTCATCAGCGGTGCGATTTCTCGCAGTGCATTTTGGATGTCGGCCATGTGCTTGGCGATGAGCGGCCAAGGCGCAAACCGGACGGAAGCAATCACGTGGGCGAGAGGGGAGTTTTTCAGGATGCCAGTACGAGACGTCATGAGGAGGTAGCCCATAGGTGGATTACAAAAACTGCGTTAACTATACACCAAAGTAAACACGCTGTTTTCGGGCTTTGGGTCAGATTTCTCCGACTTTTCTGTATGAAAATTCGATTTGCCAGAGCAGATGGCCGACGTAAAGCGAAGAGGTCTTTTGATAAAGCTATTGATTTTTAAGGATTTTCTATCGGGGCGAGCATTTCCCATCTCCAGAGCCTCGTGCGGCGCAGAGCTACCTGGTAGCAATAGGTTGCTTTGACGCAGGCGTCTTGTCTCATAGAAAGGTAAGGAGCGTTATCCCGGCAAGACGAGATTGTCCCGAAAGCCAGCCGTTCTGTTTACCTGACTTGCCGAAGAGCGGGTGGAGAGGCGGAACCTTGGTGCGATGAATGAGGATCGCTCTGTGACGGTCGCGGGAGCGGAAAGCGATGTCTAGTGGCGGGCAGGATTGATCAGAAGTTGATCCAGAGTGCCGCCCCTCCGTCCCATTCGATCTCGTAGCCTGCACTAGTCAGTTCGAGGCTGATATTGCGTGTCAGCTCCTCAAAGATGGGTTCCGCCATTCCATCGAGCTTGAGGTCTTTGAAATCCACGATTACCGCACTGTGCCCAAGCTCTACGGCGCGGTTGATCGCTTTTAGTACACGTCTCCGAATTTCTTCAGGAACTCCCTCGCGCGCAATTGCAGCGAGCTCCCTTGCCCGTTCGGCACGCATCAACTCCCCAGGTTCTGCGGCCGAGAGAAAGCTTGCCTCCAAGCGCGCAACTAGCTCCGCGTTTAGCGATCTGCTTGCACTCTTGGCTGCCTGCTCCGCCTGATCTCGCAAGGACTGCGGCATTCGAAGTTTGAATTGTGGGTCTTCTCTGCTCATGGTGGCGATGATGGACCACGGTGGTCTTGACAGCAATGGGACCACGGTGGTTTTATCTGCCGGTGGACCACGGTGATCCCTTGTTGTCGAGTGCTAGGAGTAGGGTCATGGATTTGGATGGAGTCAAAGTTTCAGTCGCCGACCTCAGAGGGGCACCGCCGCTTCTTCCTTGGAAAGAATTTGCGAGGTGGATAGGAATGGGGGACGACGAGCAAATCGTGTGGGGCTGGATCAGGAGCGGGTATATCCCGCGCTACAAGATCGGAACTCACGTCATGGTGAATGTGGCGCTGTTGAATCGTCATCTGCTGGAACAGGAGGGCCTCTGATGAGCCTTCTTTCTCCTCTCAGCGCTCAGCGTGTACGAGAAAAACTCGCCGCTGCGCGCATGTCGTTCCGGCTGATGCGCAAGGCAGTGGCCGATGGCTTTGCAGATGCAGCGCGCCGATTCCATGAAGAAGGACGGATGGAGCTTGCCTCCGCACGTTTGACCGTCGAAGCCAACCGCGATGATGACGTTCTTCCTTCTATGCGGTGCCTGCTCTCTCTCGCTGTGATTCATCCGCGTCTGCCTTCTGATCGCGAGGTGACTTCCGATGCTGTCGAAGTACGTTCGTCAACCTCACGCCCCGGATTGCGACTGCTCTGTCTGCTGGTCCCGTCGCGAACTGGCGAAGCCCGATCCCTCCCAGTGCATACCCTGTACCGAGTGCCGCCCTACGCGAGTCTTCACGGTCGTTACCACGATGGCCAAGGTCGCGGGAGTGTGGCGCTCGATCCACTCGACGTACCGGGTGGAACGGGGTTCTACTTGCGCGAAACACATGCCCGCGCTCCGTCCCCCGAAGTACTGGCACGTTATCTACGACAGCGGCAGGCCGACTCCCTTCGTCCCCGTGCGCGCCCCCTTCGAGCTGGAGGGTTGAGCCATGGTCTCTAACCCACTCCCGCACCTGATCTTCTGGCTCGTCCTGCTGATGGTTGGTGCAGTGATTGGCCGCTACCACGCTCGCCACACCATCCCCACCTGGGCCAATCAGGTCCAGGGCCGCCGCACCGGCTTGTCCGAACGCGCTTTCCCGTTCGGTCAAACGGAGCGCCGGGCGAAGCGCACCCTTGACCGTCCCCCTCCCTGAATAGCCTCCGCGCGGGAGTGAGGGGCAGCACCACCGCCCCGCGCTCCTGAGCCCTCGGCGGCGAGAGCGGGATGGTAAGGGCAGAGTCCTTACGACGTTTCTCTTAAGAACATCAAACTTTCTTATGTATTGAAAGTTGGCATAAAAATAGAGTCGTGTCCTATCCAACAGTATCCAGTTTGAAAGTATCTATCTGAAATTAATTGATGTATGAAATTTCAGTAGAAATAGATGTTTGAATAATTCGGCAAGGCAGTAATTCCCGCCATTTGATGCGAACAGCCTAATCAGGTTGCGGGCCAACTCATGCCTAAAAAAGGCAAAAGGAGAACTACCAATGAACATGTTTGCAACCACTGGCGGTGTCGTTGAACTGTGGGTCATCCAGACTGACACCTTCACCTCGAAAGCCTCCGGCGAAGTCTTCGCCAGCGTGCAGGCCATTTCCCCTATCCCAGAAGGTGCTCGCGGCAACGCCAAGGGCTTCGAAATCACCCAGTACGACATTGAGCCGACCCTTCTCGATGCCATCGTCTTCGAAGGCTCCCCGGTGCTGTGCAAGTTCGCCACCGTGGTGCGCCCGACCAAAGACCGCTTCGGCAACACCAAGAACACCCAGGTACTGACCGAACTGCTCGCCACCGGCAAGGACGTGCACACCCCCGCACCGAGCCGCCAACTGCAACCCCAGGCACAAGCCCAGCGCCCAACTCAGCAGCCGGCCAGCGAGAAGCCTGCCGCTGAGAAACCCTCCGACAGCAGCAAGTCCTGACGGCGAGGGTAGGTAGATGAAAGCGCCGCTCCGTTTCGCCTTCGGCTGGGTGTTGTACGTGGCAATCCTTTGCGCCGTATCGCCTGCCGTGCGTGCGGTGCGCGAATTCCTCGAACCCTACCCGCTGGATTCCGTGATCGCTGTGGTCGCGGCTGCGTTCGCCTTCTTCGCCCTGTGGTGGTTCGTCCTGCGCTCCTTCTGGGGCTGGTGCGACCAGCCACGCAAGGAGGCCCGCTGACATGTCAGGCGTGGTCGCCGTTCAGGTCTGCACCAGCTGGGCGTCCACGGCGGGCGGCCTCATGCGCTGCCAGCAGATCGAATGGCAACAGGCCTATCTGATTCCGCCCGAGGCCGCTGGAGCAATTGAAATCCTGGTCAACGGCGGGTTCTCCCTGGAGGCCTTCAGCATCGGTGCTGCGGGCGTTCTCGGGGCATTCGTGACGGGGCTTTTAACTGGCTGGGTCGCGTCACTTCTTCGTAAAGCCAAGTAGAGAGGAAATACCCATGAAAGGCATGAAACAACAGATCGCCAAGTTCAACCCGATCCGCTCGTTCCGAAACGTCTGCATCGCGGGCACCGTCACCGCTGCCTCCTCGATGCCGGTGTGGGCCGCCAGCGTCATCGACACCAGCTCGGTCGAGCAGGCCATCACCGACGGCAAGGGCGACATGTCCAACATCGGCGGCTACATCGTCGGTGCCCTGGTCATCCTCGCGGTCGCCGGCCTGATCTACAGCATGCTGCGCAAGGCGTAAGTGCTCTGGTCGGTGTGGTTGGGGGCGTTCTTCGCCGGCGCCTTCATCACCGGGTACCGCTGCGGCGAATTCTTCTGACTGCACTGCAAGTGCCGAACCTGGACCCCGCTTCGGCGGGGTTCTTTTTTCATGGAGATAGGTATATGCGGCATATATTTCTTATTGTGCTGCTCTTTTTGTCTTTCTCCGCGTCCGCTGATTATTACTGGACTGTCTCGGGGCGCTCTGGGCAATGGCCTTCTGCTGTTGCGGCTTGCACTGCCATCTACCCAAGATTTAAGCGGGTTGATATGAGTGCTAATGGCAGGAGTGCTCAGTGTGTCTATCGCTACGGCGAAAATGATGATCGGGATTACTTGTACAGCTCGACGTACAGGTATGGAACGGAGTGTGTTGCGCCGAAGGTTTATAACTCCGCGACAGGTGCCTGTGATGATCCTCCGGCACCTAGCGACGATGACTGCAAGACCCGCGATCCCTACACCAAGATTGTCCAGTTCTCCTTCGTCGATGGGCAGGCCGTAATCCCGGTTGATCCGGAGATCAAGGATCACTGCATTTACGAGCCGGGCGAGCCGCAGAACTGCACCGCCACGCAGTGCGAATTCGACATGTCGCCCAGCGGCAATGACGATCCCTCGGATAACGCCGACGGCACCGATCCGGAGAAGTCGCTACAGGACTATCTGGATGACCTTGCCAAGAAGTTCGATTGCGTGAAAACGGTGAACGGCTACATCGGCTGCACCAATGCGCAACAGACCCCGCCGGATGTCGATCCCGACCATCGTTGCTTTCCCGGCTACTCGTGGTCAGGCACCACCTGTGTCGCCACACCGGGCGGCCCCGCTGAAAACAACAACAGCGGTAGCGGTTCGGGCGGGGGCAACAACGGTGGCGGAAACAACGGCGGCGGCAGCGATGGCGGCACCAATCCTGGTACGGGCAGTGGTGAGGGTGGCGGCGACGGCGGCAATACCGGCGGCGGTGGCGGTGATGACGGCTCCGATGGCGGCGACGGCCCCACGGAGGAACTGGAGCAGCCCAAGCAGGGCAGTTGGGACGAAGCACTCAAAGAGTGGGACGCCAAAGTCGAAGAAGCCAAAGACACCTTCCGCGACAAGATCAAAACCAACGCTGATCAGCTCAGAGGCGTGTTTGACCTGAACCTGGGCGAGGGCGGCGGCAAGCTCCCCTGCGACACCTTCACCGTGTGGAAGAAGAGCGTCAGCCTCTGCTTCACCGCCTACGAAGAAAAACTCTCCTACCTGCGCTACGCGCTGATGTTCATGGCATCGGTGCTGGCCGCGTTCGCCATTTTGAAGGAGTGACCTCATGGAATGGCTATCCAGCTCTTTCGACCAGATCATCCTGTTCTTCCAATGGATCTGGGAGTTCATGACCCAAGGCATCTACGACTTCATCAAGGACGGCTTCGTCGTTGCCACCAAGTGGGCGATGTACAGCGCGCTCCAGGGTTTCCTGTTCCTGCTCGATGTCAGCTACACCGTCGCCCGCGAGCTGATCGACAGCCTCGGCGTCTCCAACATGGTGCGCTCCATGTACGCCACGTTGCCCGCCCCGCTGGCTGCCGCGCTGCAATTTCTCGGCGTGCCGCAGGCCCTCAACATCCTGTTCTCCGCCCTGGCCACACGCTTCTGTATGCGCTTTGTGCCCTTCATTGGGAGGTGAGTGAATCATGTCGATCAAGATTCACCACGGCCCCAACGGCTCCTACAAAACTTCCGGTGCGATCCAAGACGATGCCGTCCCGGCCCTCAAGGATGGCCGCGTCATCATCACCAACGTCCGTGGCTTCACCCTGGAGCGCGCCTACAGCGTCTTCCCGCAGCTGCCCAACTCCGCGCAGATCATCAACCTCGATCTCGAATCGCTGGCCGACCTCGACAAGATGCGCACGTGGTTTCAGTGGGCGCCGCGGGGCGCGTTCCTGATCTTTGATGAAACCCAACTCTTGTTCCCCAAATCCTGGCGTGAAAAGGACCTGGAGAAATTCGACTACCCCGGCGGCCCCGAGGCGGCCCATGAAGCGGATCGGCCCATGGGCTGGCTGGATGCCTGGACCCGGCACCGGCACTTCAACTGGGACATCGTCCTGACCACCCCGAACATCAGCTACATCCGCGACGACATCCGCATGACCTGCGAGATGGCCTACAAACACTCCAACCTCGCGGTCATCGGTATCCCCGGCCGGTACAAGGAGGCCCAGCATGACGCCCAGCTCAACCGACCACCCGCTGACGGCACCATCGTCGAATACAAGCGAATCCGAAAGCAGACCTTCGCCCTCTACCAGTCCACCGCCACCGGAAAGACCCAGGACACCAAGGCCGGCAAGAGTCTCTTCCGGTCGCCTAAGTTGGTTCTTCTACTGGCACTGCTGGCCGGCACTATTGGCTTTGTCAGCTATATGGGACCTCTCAAGGTCATCGGTGGTGGCGCTCAGCAAGGAACTGATCCTGCCCATCCTCAGCCAGCTAGTGCGCCTCATCCTCAAGGGGCTGCTGTACCTGCTCCAACGCCTGCTGCTGCGCGTAGCACTCTTCCTACTAGTTCTGTACTTGGCCAACCAAGTGTTTCGACTCTTCCACTAGCTGAGCATCCCTTCGCGGGCCGGCAGATCGTCGTGGCCGGCGTGGTGAAGGGCGACAAGCAAGGCGAGCAGTTCGGCAAGAAGGGCACGGTCTACCTGTTCGCCATCATCGACCCAGAAGGGCGACGGCTGATGCTCAACTCGCAGCAGCTGAGCGAATCCGGCTACCGCGTGCGGCCCCGCTCCGAGTGCGTTGCCGAGCTGTTCTACCAGAGCTACCACGAGACGGTGGTGTGCGCTGGAGCCTTCCCCAAGCCGGCGCAGACGCCCGCAACACCATCCGTAGAAGTCGCAGTCGCCCCAGCAGCGCCCGCAGGGCCAACGCTGACCATCGTCCCTGACTCCGAATACCCCGCCCGCCCCTGGAGGACCCAATGACCCTGCATGGCCTGATCAACGCCCTAGGGCTGCTCGCACTCGCCTATGCGCTCGGATTTCTGACCGCCCTGCAGGTGATGCAGCCGGTGGCGGCGTTTCCGTTTTGAGTCGGCGAGCCGCGCCGCCGGCCGGGAGCGCCAGGCACGAGCGGTAGGCCGAAGGCGCGGCCGACGACCCTGTAACACGTCGGATAACCCAGTTACTCATTGGATAGCATTGGATAGGTTTGAATCATGACTAAGGCAGCAGAACACCAGATTCGCGCAGTACTTCAGGAAGACGGGCAGTTCTTTGAGTCGCCCAAAGGGCGCATCTTTTTCAGCAGTAGGGCAGGGGAGTTCACTGACCTTTCCGGTGTGCGTCTGCTGCGCTGCGGCGTAGATACGGTTCGCCAGTTGTACAACGGCCTGATTCGACCCGAGATCATGGCGATCTTTGATGAGCCGGAAGACATCGTAGAGTTCGCCGGGTATCAGTGGGCCAAGGGCCGTCTTGGTCGCGACCCCGGCTACCAGTACCGGCTACAGAACGCTGATATGGGCCTGATCCTGCTGATCAAGAACCATAATGTGAAGCTGGAGAACATTGGCCCGCACCTCAAGATTGAGGTGTCCCCGCACGCCCTGGATGGAGCCGATCCATCGATCCTGCAAGGCGTGCTCGATGACTTGGCCGAAGGCGTTCTTTCTGCCTGCGAAACCAACCAATGCGCTGTGCACCTCGCCCTTGATGTGCAGGGTTGGACCCCTCCGTCTGACTTGGTGGATCGCATGCACTGCCGGTCCCGGCGCGTTCGCCAAATCAGCGGCATCGAGCGTATCGAGTTCGACGGCAACGCCTCGGTCTACGGTCGCGGTGAAACGTACATGTTCGGCTCGGCCAGCGGCCTGCAACTGAGCATCTACAACAAGACGCTCCAAGCTCGGGCAACCGACAAGCTCGACTACTGGGAAAACGTCTGGGCTTCCCTCAACGGCGATCCCTTCGGTGATGGCGAACCCGCCTTCAACCCGCTGGAAACGGTGTGGCGTATCGAGTTCCGCTTCCACCATTCGGTGGTACAGCAGTTCTCCGAAGGCTCCACGATGACCTCCGGCGAGGTGATCGGTTGCCGCACGTACTCAGGGCTGTGCCCGCATCTGCAAGGCCTGTGGGGCTACGCCTGTGAGAACTTCCGGCTGTTGGACAGCCCGAAGGAGTTCAATCCGTTCTGGTCGCTCATCACCCTGGATACCCAGGTGCAGGTAGAGGCCGATCCGCTCATTGATCGCACCGAATACCGCCGTTACTACAAGACGGCTCAGGGCTTCTCCGGCAAGAACTGCGAGATGTTTCTCGGCCAGTTCGCCAGCCTGATCGCACGGGAGCGCGTGCCACCAAAAAAGGCCCTGGAGGTCGGGAGAACGCTTCCCTTCTGGCACGTGATAGAGGATCACTACACCGCCAAGGGCTACAGCACTCGCGACCTCGAAAGGCACGTCATTGGACTCATAAATGATCGGTACTTGAAGCGGGGGTACGCGATCTAA